CAATTAATAGTGATACAACACCAGTAACAGAAAAAAAAGAATTTAACTTTTTAGGTTATAGTAAAAGTCCAACAATTACTATTAGCCAAAATGATCCTTTACCATTAAAAGTATTAGGAATAGCTATGGAGATACAATTCGCATGAGTGGAGTAGAAGCAGCAACATTATTTGCTATAAGTCAAGGTGTTCAAACAGTAGGACAAATACAAGGTATTCAAGCTCAAAGAGCTGCTTTGGCAAGAGAAAATTATAGAATAGCAGCAGAATCAAGATTAGCTGCATTAAGAGCTATAGAATCTGAAAATGAAAGAAGGCGAGTAGCTGAAGAAGAATTTGCTAATAACGCAGCATTTCAATCTATTGCTGGTTATTCTGATGATAGTATGAGTTTTTTAAATATAAATAAACAAGTAGAAAAAAACATGAATAAAGATGTTGCTGATATACGATTAATGGGAAAAGTTGTTAATACTAAATATAGCAATATGATGTTTGAAAATTCTTTAAAAGAAGAAGATTTAGTATTTGGTGGTTACACTTCTATTATAGCTGGATTAACAAGTGGGTATGCAACATACAAATATATGAGAGGTAATGAACAACCCAAAATAAATCAACCATATACATATAATAGTAGAGGGCGGACTAATTATCCGTATGGATTATAATGGCATTAACTAGAGGAAAAAAACAATCAACAGTTACTCCTAGTTCAATAGCTAGTAGAATGGGTGTAGTTCCTACTTATGGTGGGGATTGGTTAGCAACAGCCGCAGAAAGTATTGGTAAAAATTTAGATGTTCAAACTAAACGTATTGCTACAATAGAAGAAGAAAAATGGAAAGCACAATTTAGTATAGATACTTATCAAGCAATAAGTAAATTTGCTATGGATAATAGAATGAATCCAAATGGATTTACTAAAAGTGTAGATCCTTATGTAAATGAATTAGTAAATCAAGTTCCAAATAAATACAAAGGTTGGGCAAAACAATATGCTGGTATGATGGCTGCGAGAGAAGGTCAACAAATAATTAACAGACATTATAATGCACAACAAATGGATTTAATAAAATTAAATGAAGATTCAAATAATGTATGGCTTACTAATGCAATTACAAATTTAGAACAAACACCTTATTCAGAATATGATAATGAAATGATTAATAGTCATTTAGCTGAGTTTGCAGAAAAACGTGCATCTTATACTAATATGTATAATTCATTAGATCCTCAATTTAGAAGTGGTTTACTTACTCCTGAACAATGGGAAAGAAAACATCAATTAGGTTTTGAATCAGCAAGATTAAATTCTAAAAATAGATCATTATTAGAAGCTGCACAAATTTTAGATAGAGAATATTTATTACAAAAAGATTTAAATGGTGATGGTTTTTACCCAGAATCTTTTGATGGTATAGAAGGACAAAAAACAAATGTAGAAATTACATTAGCTCAAATTAAAAAAAATATGGAAAGTTATATAAATAATCCTGATGTAGATGATCTTGACGGTTTTACTACACTTACTAATACAACAAGTGAAGAAAGAAATGGACTAAGAGAAAATGCAGAATCATATGCAGAAAATTTATATAATCAAATGACTACTGAACAAAACAATATTAAAAATGCTATTGCAGCTGATTATAAAAATAATATTAATAGAATAGAATCTAAAGTAAAAAAACCTTATACCTCTTTTACTGATTCAGAACTTTTAAAAGAATTAAATTATGTAAATGCTTCAGTAGAAGATAGAGAAAGAATAACTTTAGAAAATACTAAAAGCAATATTATTGGTGCATTAAGTAAAATTCTTTACAGTGCTGATACTAGCACAACAGAAATAATGTATAAAAATAAAGATTATACTATAGGTAAATATAATAAAAATTGGACAGGAACAATAGGAAGAATTAAAGAATTAATGTTAGCTAATGGAGTTCCTGAAAGTGAAATTAATGAAGCTGATATTAAAAATCAAATTATAGAACAGCATATATATGATATGACTGGAGAAACATCTAATACATTATCATTAGAATATGATTTTAAAATATTAAATAATGAATTAGTTGCAGATGAAAGTAAAGGTCATTTTTTTCAATTAAAACAATATGCATTAAATATGGGTGTTGTTCCTCCTATACTAAGTAAATATATAACTGAAAATTTAAACAATCCATTAAATTTAGATATAGAAGGTAATAGAGATACTCTTGTAGAAATAGCTGGTATGTTAAATTCTTTACAAGAAGTACCTTCGGTTAGTGGTATGGGTATAGAAGGTGTATCTCATGATCAACAAATGTTACTTTCTGAATTTTATAAAGATTATAAAAGTTATAGAGAAAATACTTCAGGTGGTATTGTAGAAGGTGATTTTATTAAAAATTGGTTTGAATTACATAATAAATATACACAAGATGAATCAGATAAATTATTAAATGTTTTTAATGATAAATTGAAAGACTTAGATGAAGATACATTAGCTAATCAATTAAGACAACATATGGAAATGGCAGCTATAACAATATTTGGTGTAAACTTTGGAACAGCTATAGGTACTGGTGTAGTAAAAGAGCCTGCTGTTAAACCATTAATTGATGTGCCAATATTAAATGTATTTAAAATTAAAGATTTTGAAAAAGAAGAATTGCAATATAATGTTATGGTAGAAGAATTATTAGATAGATTACCTAACTATATGATATCATATTACAAAACAAGAGGTAAACCAGTTACAGAAAAAGAGTTAAAAGTAAGAACTGTAAGAGAAATTGAAAATGATATTAATGAAATTGTTAAGTTTGCTCTTAGTGATCTTAATGCTGAAGGGTATGGGTTTGAATAATATGACAAAAGAATTAGTACAATTTCCTATAATGCAAACATACAGTAAGTATCTTACTGAAGATGAAATAAAAACTGATGCAGTAAAAACTATACAAAATCGTTTGTTTAATATGAGTGAAGAAACAAGAAGGGAAATGGGTATTACTGAAGAATTTATGGATCAAAATAATTTATTTGAAATGATTGATAGTAAAAGAATAAGATTTACTTATGATAAAAAATCAGGAGTAGATAGACCAGCATATAGAATAAGAGTAGATTATGATGGAGATGGAACATTTTATGATTTATCTCACAGTGATGAATATACATTGTATGCACCTTATGATTTTTCAGGAAGTAAACCTGATTACTTACAATATAGCCCAGATAGTTTAAGACAAGATGCATATTTTTCTGAATGGTCAGAAGGATTTAATGATAGAAAAAAAGTATATGATAGAACAATAGGAACTGGTGAAGGCTGGATGACGCAAGGTAGAAGAAAACTTGCTGAGTTTGCAAGATTTCAAATGTTTAAATTAAAAAATGATATTCATAATTTAGGTAAAGAAGGTGCTGAAAAAGTAGCAAGTCTAATACCTGGACTAGATTATAGTTATGATAATTGGGAAGAACAATCTCAAAAAATATTAAAAAGAATTAATCAAAATAACAAATTAGGAGTAACATATACTGATGGGGCTTATAATTTTATTATTGATAATGAAGAAGGTGGAATATTTAAATTTGAAGCATATGAAAATATAGCTGGTGATATTACTATTGGTTATGGATTATCTTTAAATGATAAAGGTGTTATTAATGAACTTGTTAGTAGAGGTTACAATATAGAAAAACTTAAAAACAAAAGTGAAAAAATTACAAAAGAAGATGGTGATGCTATTACTAGAATAAAAGTAGATGAAGCAAAAAAAATATCTAAACAAAAAATGAAAAATTTAAATGTAGATATAAGTGGAGTTAAAAATAGTCATTTACAAATTGTATTAGCAGATATGCAATATCAAGGATTATTAGGGCCAGCATTTACACAAGCATTAGCTAACTATATTAACACAGGTGATAAATCATATTTAGGAACGTATAGTGCATACACAAATGATGGTAGTGCATTAAGAAAAGAAGATTCTAATTACGCAACAAGAAAGGTAACTGTATTACAAGAATTGTATAATGATGGTTTAGCAGCAAGAGATGATAAAAAATCTGGTATATTTGTTCGTAATGATAAAAGAGCTAAGATTTTATTAGCTTGGGTAAATGGTCAATATACTAATAACGTAGAGGAAAATTAATGCCTGAAGTAGGTGTTGGTTTTGGTCGTTCTTTAAGAACATATAAAGATATAAAACCAGTTGATAGAACTACTGCTTTTGAAGATATTTATCAAGCTGGTGTAAATTTTGGAACAGGAGTAATTGATGAAAATACATTAACTCTTGGAGCATTGTATGCAGCTAAAGCTATTAGAGGTGAAACCTCTATGTATGACTATGATCCTGATTATAATATATTTGCAGATCCACAATTAGATCAATACAAAGATTTTATTGGTAACTTTATGCAAAGTAATAATGCAGAACATACCAAAGTATTAATTCAAAAGTTTGTAGAAAAACAACAAAAAGTAGGTGGATCTCCAGCTTATATTATTGGAAGAATAATTGGTGGTTTATTAGATCCTTCTAGTTTGTTTGCTTTTACAAAAGCTGGTAGTTTATTAATGACAGGTACTAGATTAAAAAGAGCTGCTGGTTTTGGTGGTATAGTAACTGCTGAAGAATTATCAAAAAGAATGTTGACTGATGAAAGACCAATGCATGAAACAGCTTTAATTAGTGCTGGTGGTTTTATTATACCAGCTATGTTTCCTAGTATTCCTAAAAGTGTAGGTAAAAAATTTGATGATAATGCTAATGCATTAGATAAAACTGATGAGATTATATTTGATAGCAAAAATACAGTTGGAGCTGCTGCAAGAAAAAATAATGAATTATTAAAAGAAGAAGAAATACAAGCATTAAATAAAATTAAAAAAACTGGATTAGGATTTATAGCAGAAGATTTTCCTATGAATCCAATAGTTAGAGTATTGCAAAAAGGAATTAGTAATGCTCAACAATTTATAGAAAATGTTTTAGATAATCCATTGTATCAAGTTAAAAATGCTCAAAATAAAACTACTGTAACAGATACAATAGAAAGAAGTATAGCTGCTAGATTTACAACATTAGTATTAAAAAATACTACTATTATTGAAGGAGCATATACAGAATATTTAAAAAGAATGGGATTAAAACCACAAGGTTTTTTTGAAAGAACATTTGATACTAAGCGTGGTACTAACAAAGGTAATGCTCCTATACTATCACCAAAACAATTTAGAGATGAAATTACTTTATATAGATTAGGTAAAAAAGAAGTAGAGCCAGAAGTTATAAAAGCATCAAAAGGATCTGATGAATTTTTTGAAACTATTGGTAAAGAATATGAAGCATTAGAAATTGTACCAGCATGGGTAAATACACAAATACAATATTTATCATTATTAGAAGCAACAGTTACTAAAGCAGATGTTAAAGCAAGTATTGCTGCAAGAATAAGAAGATTAGAAAAAGCAAGAGATGATATTAAAGAAAACGGTATTTTAAGAAAAGATACTTATGTTCCTATTATTTATAAAAAAGATGAAATAACTAGAAGATTTGATGAGTTTGCAGATCTTATGAGAAGATCAATAGCTAAAGCTGGTTTAAAGTTAGATGATGATGAAATAACAAAAATTATAGAAGATTTTATAGAGTATCAACCTTACATAGCTTATGAAAATTTATCACGACAATTTAAAAGATTATCAAGATTTTCTACAATGGAAGCTAGTGAAAAAGAATTATTAGAAACAGAACTACTTACTAAAATGGATAGAATATCTGCAAGATTTAGAGCTAGAAATTTAAATATTGATTATGAAGATTTAGCTAAAGCTGGTTTTATAGAAACAGATATTAATATTATTAATAGAATGTATTACAATCAAACTATACCTGATATTGAAATAACAAAAAGATTTGGAGATCCAATGGGGTATGGATCTAACTATCAAGCTGGTAAACATATTGTCGGTGTAAGACAAATAGCAGAAGAATATGATGATATGATTGAAGATAGTTTAAAAATTGTAAATGGCAAAAAAGTTATGACTGCCAAAACTAAAAAATTAATTAAAGAAAAAGATGAAATATTAGAAGATTTAGATGCTTCAATATCATTAGCTAGAGGTACTTATGGATTAGCAGATAACCCAAATAGAGGTATTAGCAGAGGTATTAGAATAGTAAAATTATATAATGCAATGTCTATGCTTACAGGATTAAGTCAAGTAGTTGATACAGCAAGATTAGTTGCTATTAATGGTGTTGGCAAAACATTTAAATTATCTTGGGAAATGTATACAAGTGGAATGGCTAAAGAAATATTTAAAATGTCTAAAAGATCAGCAAATCTTGGTGGTGAAGCATTAGATATGGCTAATAGTCAAAGAGCTATGTCAATGTATGGAGTAGATGATCCATTTGGTGTGTTTAATAAATTTGAACAAGGTGTAAGTAAAATGGGTAATTTATATTTTACTTTTTTAAATTTATCTAATCCTTGGAATACTGGTGTTAAATCTATGGCTGTATTTTTTAATGGAGCTAGAATGTTAGAATCAATAGAAAAATTAGTTTTAACAGGTAAACTAGATAAAGTTAATTTAATGCGGTTAAGAAACTTAGGCATTACAGATGATCTAGCTAAAAAAATATATACACAATATACAAAGCATGGGTACGGAAAAAATGCTAAATCTTGGAAAGATGTTGGTGAAAAATTTAAATATATGCGTGTTGGTAATACTGAAGTTTGGGATCAAACAGATGAAGGTATTGAAGCAGCAAAAGCATTTCATGCTGCATTAGGTAAACAAGCAAAGATAGATATAGTAACTCCAGGCAAAGGTGATGTTCCATTATGGGCAAATACAGAACTTGGTGGTATTATATTACAATTTAAAAAGTTTGGAATAGCGTCTACACAAAGAATGTTGTTTAGAGGTTTACAAGAAAGAGATGCGTTATTTATGCAAAGTATATTAATGTTAATGGCAGCTGGTGCTATGGTAGATGCATATAGACAAAGAGCATTTAATAGAAGTTATACTAAAAAACCTACTGGTCAAAAACTTGTAGATGCATTTGATAGATCTGGTTTAGGTGGATATTTTTCAGATATAAACAATGCGGTTGAAAGACTTACAAATAATCAAATAGGATTTAGGCCATTACTTAATGCTAAAAAACCATATGGTACATACAATGAAAGAAAAAATCTTGGGCCTTATGGTATGCCAATAGCTGATGTTTTAGGCCCAACTGCTTCTCAATTAGAAAATATAGCAGATATAGCTTTTACTTGGGGTACAGGTAAGTACAATCATCACACAGCTAGGAATGTGCGTAGACTTTTACCTTTTCAGAATGTATGGTTTTTAGATTCATTATTTGATGAAGTGGAGAAAAAAGGACTTAGATGAGTATAACAATATCAAATACTAGTGCTAGAATACAATATACAGCTTCTAGTAGTCAAACTACATTTTCTGTACCA